CCGTTCAATCTGGAAGCCATCGCCATGCGCTTGGATGCCATCTATGGGGTCGGCAAGTGGAAGCGCAATTATCCGACGCAGGTGGAGGGTGCCCGGCGCGGGTGGATCTCGATTGAGCCATGCTGAACGGGTTAGACATACTAACTCCTAAGGGGCAACAATCGGCCGCGCATGAATTGGACGCCGTTAATCTCTGGATGAATAGATGGCCGGGCTTTCAATATGCACATACACCGAAGGACAAGCCCGTTGCTATTGATGCGATGATAATCAAGGACGGGAAGATTGTTGCCGGGGTTGAAGTAAAGTGCCGATACAGGTTATCGTTGCATCAATTCCGAACAACGTTCAACAGCGAATGGCTGGTAACGGCTCAAAAGCTGGATGATTGCGCGGCAATTTGCTCTATGCTTCATATTCCGCTGGTAGGGTTCTTGTATCTTGTCGATGATCGAACTTTGCTACACGCAAAGCTGTATGAAAATGGACAATGGATCATTCCGATGAGGCGCGAACGATCCGTGACGCAGAGAACAATAAATGGCGGAAGCATAGAGAGGGAGAACGCTTACATTGACATGATTAACGCACGCGTGATTGAGCCATGCTGAAGCGCGTTCACAAGATCAACAGGCCGCTGGAGCCGGGCGAGATAGTCATCGCTCCCGTGGTGGGTGGGCAGGTGGTCCTATGGCCTCCCCATCGTGACATCGAAAGCGGTCAACCGGAGCTGCATTACCACGTAGATCCGCGATTTAGGCTCACCGGAGGCTACACGAGGCCAACAGGCCGTGCCAAATGGGAGCCGCGCATGGTGGTCAGACCGTTCATTGTCGATCAGGAAGATGGATTTGACGAATACGGACCGGTTCAAAACGTACGCGGCGGAACGCATATCGGGGTTATCTACAAGTGCATCAAGGGCCGCGACATCACGGCCAATGGCAAGTGCCCGCATCGTGGTTTCAACATGGCACAAGCGCCAACGACAGGGGGCATCAAGGTGTGCCCCATGCACTCGATGCGGTTTAATGCGAAGACCGGCAAGGGCATTCCGTACCGCAAGGTTAAAGAGCCGATCGAATGGGACCGTTAGTCGCCGTCTCCGCAGCGCACGGACGCCACGCGATCACCCGCGCATGGGCGGAGCACGTCCGCAATCTTGGCCTGCCTTGCGTGGTGGCGATCACCGAAGGGGACGAAACGCTGCTGGATATTCTGAACCCTTGGCACACGGCAACCGAAGCGCCCAACGAACCCTTGGGCGCTAAGTTCAACACGGCGCTGGATTGTGCGCTGTTCTGGTATCCCGACCTGACCCGCATCATGATCCTCCCCAGCGACGATTTCGTTTCCCCCGCATGGGTGAAGGCCGCACGGGAGCATCCGGGGGACTATCTCTACCCCCACTGCTGCGGCATTGTGGACGCCGAAACGCAAGCCGCCTACGTCATCACTAAGCTGTCCTTCGGGACGCTGAAATACGGGGCGGGCCGGGTAGTATCGCGCCGCGTCATCGACAAGCTGGAGGGCCAGCTATGGCCGCAGGAATTGAACAAGGGCCTTGATGGGGCAAGTCACCAGCGGATCACGAAGGCCGGGTTTGAGGTTCAGGTGGTGAAGACGGAGGGTATCCCGATCACTGATGTCAAGACGGCGGAGAACCTGTGGCCGTTCAAGTCGTGGAGGGACAGCGGTACGCCGATCACGGTGGATGCCGCCTTGCACATGGTAAGCCCGGCCGTTCGGGCGCAACTTGACAGCCTGAAGAAATGAGCAAGTACCGCGTCATTGAAAGATTCGGGATGTACGGGTACATATTCACGCACACCTATACCCATGTCATCCAAAAGAATGAGATGTGGCCTTGGTCCAAATGGAATGACGTCGCCTACTGTAATAGCTTGGAAGAGGCTGTTGAGTGGATCAAGAAAAAGCGCCAGCGCAAGGTGAAACCAGAACCCAAAGTCGTTTGGAGCGAATGAGACGCACCCCCACCCTTGCCGAAGCCGAGCGCATCGCCGCCATCGTCTCCGATGTGGTGGTCACATACCGCCCCGATCACTTCGATTGGAAGGGCCACAAGGAAGAGGCCAAGGCCCTGTGCAAGTCCATCAGCGGCTACGCGCCCACCAAGCCGTGTTTCTCCTGTTGGGTCCGCGTCCTGAACATCCTCCGCGAAGCCATCAACCTCGAACCCATCGACCACGGGGCAGACGAACAGACATCCGCCCGGCGCATGGAAATTTGCCGAGCGTGTCCCGCGTTCCACGAAAATACCGTATCTTGTGGCCGTCTATTCCTTGACGCCATCGACCCCCATCCCGTAACCGTGGACGGCCAACAGGTCAACCCCTGCGGCTGCTCCCTGAAGTTGAAGACCAAACTCAAGCGGGCGCACTGCCCGGCGAACAAATGGTAAGAGGCGGTTTTGAACGGGCCATGATGAAGCACCCCGACGCCATGTCGGGCTTCCTCGTGCGCGGGTCGGCTAACATCGACGCGATGCTGGCGAAGGGGTGGAGCATCATCGACTGTGACCGGAACGCCCTGCTGCCCCATCGGACGGCAAGCGCAGAACCTTGCCGCGATGCGGTGGCGGATCAGGCTGTGCAAATTGCCCAACAGATCATCGCTAAGGTCACGGCGGGTGCCACAGACAAACCCAAGCGCGGACGGCCGCGTAAGAACGGATGAACATTGCGATATCCAGACTGAAAGCAAACCCGTCTAACCCGCGCGTGCTCAGGGATGACAAGTTCATGAAGCTGAAGAACAGCATCCGGGACTTCCCCGATATGCTCAACAAGCGGCCCATCGTGGCCGTCACCGACACGGACGGCAAGCTGATGGTCCTTGGCGGCAACATGCGCCTGCGTGCCTGTCAGGACTTGGGCATGAAGGAAGTGCCGGTGATCCTTGCCGATGAATGGACCGAAGAGCAGCGTCGGGAGTTCATCATCAAGGACAATGTGGGCTTTGGTGAATGGGACTGGTACAAGCTTGCCAACGAATGGGATGCAGCGCAGTTGAGTGAGTGGGGGTTGGATGTGCCGAAGATGGACTTTGAACCCGTGGGCATGGATGAGCAGCCGCGCCTTGATGAAAAGACCCCGATAACGTGCCCGAAGTGCGGCCATGAGTTCACCCGATAGACCCGTATTGAAGGTGGCACCATGTAGCCATGAAGCGGCCAAGTATGCCGTGGAGAACTGGCATTACAGCCAAGTGCTTCCGGCTGGTAAACTCTTCAAGATGGGCGCATGGGAGGGAGACAAGTATATCGGGTGCGTCATATTCGCATACGGGGCAACCCCGAACCTTGGTAAACCGTATGGATTGGTTCAAACAGAGGTATGTGAACTTGTGCGTGTCGCATTGCGTTCGCACCAATGGCCGGTGTCTCGCATAATGCGCTTTGCGTTGAATGCATTACGTCAAGAGAACCCCGGACTTCGATTGGTGGTATCATTTGCAGACCCAGAACAAGGACACCATGGTGGTGTTTATCAAGCTGCTGGTTGGTTATATTGCGGGGCATCAAGTCCTGCCAAGTTCTATGTCATACACGGAAGGACAACGCACCCACGAAGTTTGGGGGCAAAAGGGTTTGTGCAAAACATTGATGGGGCCAAGAATATAGACCCTAACGCAACAGTAAAAATATCCAAAGGCAAGTATCGTTATCTGATGCCACTTGACGAAGACATGAAGCGCAAGATTGAACCCTTGCGTAAGCCATACCCCAAACGCGCCGGTAGCTCATCGGTAGAGCGCCCCACTTCCGGTGGGGAGGCAGGCGGTTCGACTCCGACCCCGGCGCTCAAAAATCCCGAACCAACCCCGTGAGTGCCAAAGGGAAAACAAGACCGGGGAAGAACGGCGGACGCCTCAACACGGGTGGCACATACCCCGGTGCAGGCCGCCCGCCTAAGCTCCCCGACCTCGACAAGCTTCTCGCCGATGTGCTGGGTGAGGAGAAGGACGGCCGCACGGCTGCTGAGGTGATCCTGATGGCCCTGCGTGCCAAGGCGGCAAAGGGTGACATCCGAGCTGCCGAGGTGCTGCTGGACCGTGCGTTCGGAAAGGCCAAGCAGCACGTCGATCTGAACACGACCATCCCGACGGTGGTGATCCAATACCCCACGGATGCCGATCCAACTGAGCCACAAGCAGGCGAGGACGTTCGACCTGCTGAAGAATAAGACGCACACGGAGATCCTCTACGGGGGAGCCGCAGGCGGCGGGAAGTCATGGCTTGGGGCGCTGTGGCTGCTCACAATGGCGCTGAAGTACCAAGGCTCCCGTTGGCTTATGGGGCGCGCCGTGCTCAAAACGCTGAAGGATACCACCCTCAACAGCTTCTTTGACGTGTGCTCCGCGCATGGCCTGAAGTCCGGGGAGCACTACACGTACAACGCGCAAACATCCATCATCAATATCGGGCGTTCACAGATCTTGATGAAGGACTTGTTCGCCTATCCATCCGACCCGAACTTCGATGACCTCGGATCGTTGGAGATCACCGGGGCGTTCATTGATGAGGCGAACCAAGTCACGGAAAAGGCCAAGGCCATCGTTGGCAGCCGCATCCGTTACAAGCTGGGGGAGTTCGGCCTTATACCGAAGATGCTGCTAACATGCAACCCGGCGAAGAATTGGGTGCATCGCGAGTTCTATGCCCCCTACCGGGATGGCACGCTGGAGCCGCATCGGGCGTTCGTTCCCGCCTTGGTGACGGACAACCCGAACATCAGCCCACACTACATCGAAAGCCTCAAGCGGCTGAACGGCCCCGACCGGGCGCGCCTATTGCTGGGGGATTGGGATTATGATGATGACCCGGCGCGGCTTATGTCGCACGATGCGATTGCGGACCTGTGGACCAACGACCATGTTCCCACCGGCCCCAAGTACATCACAGCGGACATTGCCCGCTACGGCTCGGACAAGACCGTCA